GTAGTTGACCCCGTTCATTATTGATGTGTAATAAATGGAACTTAAATCGTAAGGAAACAATATGTAGCGGACTGCCCTCCCTCCATCACCAGTCCGTTACTTACCGGGGCTTCAAGGCCCGGCTCACAGAGGGGGCCGAAAGGCCCCCTCTCTCTAAACTATGAATCCAAATAAAGAGGAAGACAGGGAGCGGTTGTCCAGGGCGATGAGCTACTGGCACCGCCAATTGGAGCCGTTTCGGAGGAATCGCAGGCAGCTAGTCGAAGACTATGCTGGCAGCGATTACGGGAAACGCTCTACGTTTTCCACCCAGTCTCCGGTGTACGTCAATCTAATGCTGCAGACAGCAGAGGCGTATTCCATTGCGCTGGGCTACAACGCTCCCAGATTTCTGCTTACGGCAGCTTCCCCAAGACAAAAAGCATTCGCATCCCGGTTTCAGACGGCGCTTAACAATTACGCGGACCAGACTCACCTAGAGGTTGTGATCCAGCAAATAATTCAAGACGCCTTCTTTAGTATCGGGATTGCCAAGGTTCTCCTTGGCGACAGTCATCACGTACGGGAAGAGCTAGATCCATACGCCGTCCCCGGGATGCCTATGGTCGCTAGAGTTTCTTTGGACAACCATGTCCATGACGGAACTGCTGGTGAATTTCGGAAGTGTGGTTTCATAGGAGATCGTTACCAGATGCCCTTGGCCATGGCCAAGGAGGATCCGCGATTCCATCCAGAGTGCCGTAAGGCACTCTACGCCACTCGGCACAACGAGTCGCACGGTGGGGAGGAGCCTGCGCAATCGCTGGCCTTCGACTCCGAGGACAAAGAGGGTGAATACCAAGAGATGGTCAACTTGGTTGATGTCTATCTGCAAAGAGAGAATCTGGTGGTCACCTTTCCAATAGATGGGAAGTTCAACATCTATGACACTGGCAAGCCTCCGCTTTCGGTGCAGGAGTGGGATGGGACGGAGACAGGCCCATACAGGTTTCTAAGTTTTGGCGATGTTCCGGATAATGTGATGCCGACAAGCCCCGCGCGTAATGTGAGGGGCTTGTTTGTTTTGTACAACAATCTGTTACGCAAGATGGCGTCCCGTGCCCGCAAGCAGAAGGATGTCCCGGTTTACGAGGCGGGCGCTGAGAACGACATGAAGCGTTTATTGGCGGCAGATGATCTTGAGGCAGTTCAGGTAAACAACAAGGACGCGATCGATGTCTTGAAGTTGGGTGGTGTTGATCAGACCATTACCGGATTTTCCATGCAGGTACTGGAGTTGTTCAAACAATCCGCTGGTAACCTGGATGCAATGGCTGGGCTAGGACCTTCGTCCGAGACTGCTACGCAAGACATGCTGATTAGCCAGCAGGTGGGACGCCGAGAGGCGTCCGCAAAGCGGAACGTCGCCCGATTTGTTTCAGAGCTTGGCACAGACATAGCCGAGCTGATCTTTGATGATCCTATCCTGGTAATACCTGGAACCCGGAAGATACCAGAGACTGAGATAGAGGTGGATGCTAGCTGGTATCCCGAGGATTCTCTGCCACGGGAGGGTAACTTCTTGGACTACCAGATCCGCGTAGATCCGTATTCCATGGAGTATCGGAGTCCTGCCCAAAGATTGGCCGCGCTACGCGAAACACTTCAGACAGCAATAATCCCGATGTTGCCCACAATCGAACAACAGGGCGGGCGGTTTAATATCCAGAGATACCTGGAGATTGAGGCCGAGTTGCAGGACTTGCCCAGATTGACGGAACTATTTACTTTCCAGGAACCCCCCGAACCACCCGGTCAGTCTAATCAGACCGGAATGAGTGGATCTGCCGGGGGTGGTGCTCCCAAGGAGTACATTCGCAAGAATGTTTCCATGGGAGCCAACTCGAACGGTCGCATGCACCAAGCGGTACAGGAGATGGGACGCGGAAACAACCAACAGCCTAATCAGCTGGCGTCCTCTGATGGCTATGGATAAATACGTGGGTCGATACGACCCGAGGCAAAAGAAGGTCGTCTGGGACGACGGCAAGGAACCTGTCGACAATTCCGATGGTGGTCGACCACAGGTGTCGACGGCCTATTCGCGGCCCTTGAAGTCGATGGCAATGAGTTGCCATCCGGAGCAGGTTGACGAGTTTAATCGTCACGCCGCCAACGGAGTGCGATATGAAAACGACGGCACCTGCTACATCGAATCCAGAACGGCTCGCAATGAAGAACTCAAATCAAGAGGATTTACAGACCGCGACGGTGGATACGGCGACCACTGTTGAGTTAAAGCACTTACATCGCCAGCTCGACGAGATCCAGGAGGATCTCGCAATCATCAATAGGATGTTAAAGGGCAATGGCGAGATGGGTTTGGACACGAAGGTACAGTTGCTATGGAAAACTTATCACTTGACGTGGACGATCATGGGCACTTCCACTGGTGTTCTGATAGGGTGGTGCCTGCGTGCCTGGGCGATTCCAGGATAATCAGGAGTTAACTATGGATGACCAAGTTGACATTATGGAAGATGCGAGTCTGAAAACCCTGGTAGACGAGTACACAGAGGTTGAGGAGGAGGTAAACCAGCCTCCCGAGGTTTCCATGGAGGAACTGGAGACTCCAAAACCGGAAGTTGCGGTGGACCCGGATGAACCTTCCCGCGAACTTCCCGACGATACACCGGTAGCAAAGGAGACTCCTTCGCCGCCTAAAGAAACACCTGTTGTTGACGAAATAACCCAACAACTGGTTAGCCTCGCTGATGAGTATGGGATAGATTCCGATTCTCTCGCAGGCAAATTTACGTCCGTTGACGATGCCCGAGCTGCTCTCGCATTGCTGGACCAGTCTTATGTTGCTGACGCACAGGAAATACGTCGTCAGGAAGAGGAGGCTTACAAACAGCAACAAGCTGCTTACGAGCAACAACAAGCTGCTCAACAGCCGCAAGAGTCGCAACAAAAGGAGCACCAACAGACGGCAGAGACGGAGCCGCCAAAGGCGGCTCAACAGGCTCCACCGCCTATATGGTCAGAGTTGGAACTGGACGACTGGGACGACGATGATGCCATTCCCAAGAATCTCAAGGGGATAGACTCGAACGTCAACCAGTTAGCCAGCTACGTGGAGATGCTTAAGAACGAAGTTATTAAGCTGACCCGCGAAAAGGACTACCAGTCCTACGACGAGACCATGAATCGCCTCAACGCGATTATTGACGACAAGGAGTCGACATTATTTGGTAGTGCCGTAAACCTAACACAAGCCCAGGTGGACAACCGTGTGAAGCTCCTTGAGCAAGCGGATGTTCTGGTGGCTGGCATGCGTACCCGTGGAGTCCCTCTCCCTGGAGAGGGGCAACTCATGGATCGCGCAATGCGATTGGCTTTCGGCGATAAAGTTGAGAAAGAACGTGCGCTGGGTGATCCTTCTGCTCGCCGTAACAAACGCAGGATAGGCATGCCGAGTCGTGGCACAGAGAGATCTGTAGCCGACATGGCCATGCAGCACTCGGGACCCTTAGAGGAGAACGAGGCTTTTCTGCAGTTGTATAAACGGATGGAAGAAGAGAGTAACTAGCGCCTTACAGCAAAGGAGTTAGTATGGCTTTGCAGCCAAATCAACTCGACGACTTTGTTGCGAATACATTGCCGTTTTTCTTTAAGAACCGCTGGAAAGATATTAGTCTTGATCAGCAAGATTATATCTTCGCCAGTAGGACTTTTGAGAGTGGCAAGGTGCCTGTTCGCGGAGGCCAATACCTTCAAGAGCAGATCCAAGTACGCAATACCGGTACGTTTGAGCATACCGGTTTATATGGCGTCGCGGATGCCAAGGTCGTTGATCATGTGAAGACATCTACCATGGACTGGTCGATGAATCGGGTGCATTGGATTTATGACATTTACGAGAATGAGTTCCAGAGTGGTCCAGAGACTATTCTGCGCACAATCTCGGTTCGTCAGCATTCAATGTATTCGGATTATTTTGAGGGTATGGAGGAAGCCTTGTGGAGTGCTCCTGCGAGCACAACGCAAGATCCGAAAGTACCTGCCGGTATTCCGTTCTGGGTCCAGAAGGAACTGACACTAAAGCCGTTTGGTTTTAATGGCGGTAATCCTGATGGGTTTACGAGTGGAGCTGGTGGTCTCGACAGTGACCTCTATCCTAATTGGAAGAATGGCACTTTCCGCTACGATGCCTTGTCGCAAGACGATGCTTTGTCGAAGTGGAGCGAGGCTACTCACAAATGTTACTTCAAGCCTCCGCGAAGTTATGCGGAACTTGATGGTGGTAAGCCACGGTACACTTTCTACACGACCTACACTGTGTTGGAGGCTCTTCACAAGTTGATGACCGCCTCTAATGACAATCTAGGCAACGATGTGGGTAAGTATCGGGACACTTCTCTATTCAAAGGTATCCCAGTAACCTGGGTTCCTGCGCTGACGAATAGTAGCAGTAGTGTTCAAGACTCGTCGAATCCAATCTATGGAATTGACTGGTCTGTACTCAAGTATTTTTACAAGCAGGGTGCTGATCGTAAGCTCCATGCTCCTATCACTCCAGAAAGCCAACCGAGCGTTCGGAAGGTTTACATGGATAGCTGGGGTAACTTCATTTGCACCAACCGTCGAGCGCTGTTCGTCGGTACATCCACCTAAGAAAGGGGTACACAATGACTAAAATAGTAACTCACCCCGGTCTTAGGAC